CGATCTCGAAGACGCTGACACCGAAACAACTATTTCTGACCTCGTCGTGACTCACTCCGACGTCGGCTAAAATCATGGCAAAACGAATCGAATTGCGCCTCGTCGCTACGGACGAGAGCGTCGACGTTATCGCGTGCGACGCGGCTCGAGCTGGGCGCAAGCGCGTGCTCGGGAAAACCTGGGACGGCGAAAACGAGTGCTGGTCGATTTCCGGTGAGGCCGATGTGGTGGCCTGTGTCGGCGGCGAGCAATCGGGCGATCTGTCCTATTACCGCAAGGTCGTATCGCAAGGGTATTTGGCCCCAGCGGACACGGCCACGGCGGCATTGATCGGCGGCAAAGTGCCGTCACCGAAGCGAGCGCCCAAGAGCGCAGAAGGGGCTAGCTGATGGCCACGAGCACACTGTCTCTCACGGGCATGCCGTCGACGCAGCCCATCCCCGGCGATTTTGTCGAGGTACGATTCGCACAAGGCCAAAGCGCCGGCGACGCGGGCGTCAAGAAAGTCCTGCTCATCGGGCCCAAGACGAGCGCCGGCACCATCACGGCCGACACCGAGATCGGCGGACCCTACGGCTCGAGCGACGAGGTCTCCGACGTGACTGGCGTGGGCTCGGTTGCCCACCGCATGGCGAAGAAATTCTTCCAGATCGCCGGTGCAGGCGGCGGGGCTTTCGAGCTCTATGTCATATGTCCGACCGAGTCTGCCGGCGCTCAGGCAACGGGCGTGATCACCTATGCCACCACGCCCACCGCGGCCGGTGTAGCGAGTGTGATCATCGCTGGTGTCCAATACGACTACAGCTACACCGCGAGCGACACGGTCACCACGATCGCAGCGGGTCTCAAAGTCGCGATCAACAACGACCCCGACGCTCCTGTCACCGCAGGCAACGCGCTCGGTGTCCTTACGGCGACCGCGAAGAACAAGGGCCTCGAAGGCAACACGATCCGCTTCTATGGTCGCACGACTCCGGGCACCGCTGTTACCGCGTCTGTCACCACGAGCACCGCCTTCACGGGTGGCACATCGTCGGCGGCGTACACCACGGTCCTGGCCTCGATTCTCGGGCAGAAATTCGACTACATCGTTCCTCATTGCACCGACACCACGGCGCTCGACGCGATCAAAACACAGATCACGACCCAAGCGCTGCCGGCAACGGGCTTCCGGCAGAAGGTGCTCAACGGCCAGGTGCTCGATGCGTCGTCTGCGATAACGCTGGCCAGCGCGCGGAATCACGAGCGAATCGACTTCGCTAACCTCGAATCATCGGAGGTCGAGTCGTATATCGTAGGCGCCGCTTTCGCAGCCGTCCGTGTGCTCAACGAGATCACCGATCCATCGTTCAACTTCGATGGCTACGGAACCAAAGGCGGCACGTCGCTCCCCATTCCTGCGCCCAGCAAAAAGGCCGATTGGTTCACGACCACGGAGCAATCAACCATGCTCCAGAGTGGCGTAACCCCGATCGCCGTCGATGCGCGCGGTAACCCGTATATCGTCCGCTCTGTCACCTCGCGGTGCATGAACGGATCGAACTACGATTACCGTGTCCGTGACAGCGTGCGCGTCTGTGTTGCGGACCGTCTCGCCGCGGATTGGATCGTGCGAATCTCGACGGCTGGCTACAGCAAGCTGACGAGCGATCCGCTCAACCAAGGCCAGGAGCCCGACGGCAATTTCGCCACGCCTCGCCGCGGCAAAGCCATCGCAGAGCAGCTCGTCTCGGACTACTGCTCGAACGGCTGGCTGGACCCTGGACTGAAAGCGACGATGCTCGCTGGAATCAGCACGGCGATCGATGCCAACAACGCAAGCGCGCTGAATGTCAGGATTCCGATCTACGTGGTGAACATGCTGCACCAGACGAGGACCTTGGTCGCTGAATCATCGCCCGCAGTCTGACGCTCTGACCGTCGCCTTACCTCAAATCACAGTCGCGCCGCACTGGCGTGCAAATGCAGTCAACGAAGCCCGGTTTCTCTCACGAGAGCCGGGCTTTTCTTTTTGGGAGAACGCCATGGCGTTGCAGACGTATAGCAAGGGCACTCTTCTCATGTCCGGGATTGTCCTGGCTGAGTTGATGAATTTCACCGTCGACCACAAGTCCGGCAACAACCCGATCCACACGGTGGAAAAGGGCTTCGCCGGCATCTCTCCAGGCTCGGCAAGCGTCGAAATCAAATTCGAGTCGGCTGTGCCCAAGGTGGGCGTCGACTTCGATTACCTCGACGCGCAGAAGAACCAGACGATCCTCGATATCGTCTATTTCGCCCGCGGCAAGAAGTGCAAGACCAAAGGCTTTATCATGGAAACCACGGAGCAATACGGCGCGGATAAGCCGGCGAGCTTCGGTGGTACGCTGATGTGTGGGCCCGTGGAAGAGTCGACGCTGTTATGGCCGCTGCGAGGAGGCAGCCATCCAAGACGGTGGCAGAGATTCTGGCGCGCGGGCGGCCGCCTTTCGTGGAGATCGATTTCCCTCGATACGACCACGAAGGCAACCCGATCGCGCGTGTACATCTTCGATTGCTCACGCTTGCCGAAGAGCAGATCGCGCTGGCTCAGGCTCGCGCAAACTGCGTCCGGCTGACCGACCAGAGCAAGGATTACAAGAGCGATCTGAACGACCTCGAACACAACGAGCGCATGGCGGAGATCATCTCGATCGCCGCGCGTCAGGTCGACGATCCGTCGCTCGCATTCTTCGAGAGCGGCCGGCAAGAGCTCGACCTGTTCACCTCTGACGAGGTCGGCGTTCTGGTCGCGGCATATGTTCGACTGAAAGAGGAGAATCCTCGCGTCGAACAGATGTCGAAGCTCGACTTCGACGAGCTCATTCGAGCACTGGACAAGGATCTCGAATCCTTCCCTTTCTCGTCATGGCCGCGGTTGACCTTGGATCGGTTTACCGAGCAGTGCGTGCATTCTTTGGCGAGCGGCCAGCCTATCAATACCACGACGACGAATGGTGCGTAGCGCTCGCTGCGTTCGAGCGTGGCGTGAAAATCCGTAACGAGAAAGCCTAGCCAGTGGCCGCGACAGTCGTCGTAAACTTCAAGATGGGTGGTGAGGACGCTGTCCTCAAATCCATCCGGTCGATCTCGACCAGTGCACAGCGGGAAGCCGTGCGCCAGGTGCAGGCATCCAATGCGGTGACGCGCGCTCGCGTCGCTGGCTCGGCCAAAGAGGAGCAGGCGGCAGCACGCGCGGCGACTCGCAAGACCAAAGAGGACGAGCGCGCCGCGGCAGCGGCCGACAAGGCAGGGCAAAAGCGCGTCGCGGCAGCGACGAAGGCGGCCGATCAAGAGGTCCGCGCGGCCGAGCGTGCGGCGCGAGAAATCGCACGCATCGAGGAGCGTCAGGCCCAAGAGTCGGCGCGCCTATTGTCTCGCAAAGTCAAAGAGAATACGCGCGCATTCAATGAGATGGCCAAGGCGGCCGAGTCGTCCAAGTGGCTCGGCAAGGGCGTAGGGCGTGCCACGCTCGAAGGCGCTGGCCAAGGCTTCAGGAGCGGCGCTGGCGTGCTCGCAGCTGGCGCAGGGCTTGTCGGTGGTGCCGTTGGTACCGCCGGCATCATGTCGGCCGTCCAGGGGGCCGTAGCGCTTGAGCAGCAGATCGCTGGCATTGCGGCCGACGTGCAGGACTCGAACGGCACGATCGACCAGACCGCGTACAAGAAGCGAATCCAGAACGTTGCTGGCGCGACTGGCATCGGCTCCGAGGATATCGCAAAGGGGCTCGAAGCTGCGAGCGCACAGGGCGGTGGCCGCACGGGTCTCGAGGCATTTGCACAGAACCTCGAGAAGATCGGCGAACTGTCCCTCGCGAGCGGGACGAAGATGGAAGATCTCGCCGCGATCTCCGCTGCTCTGACAAACAATCAGATCACCGGCGCAGAAGATCAACTTGCCATCATGCGCGACGTCAACGCTGCCGCGAAGACGGGCAACATCAACCTTCGTGAGCTCGGTCCTGGCATCGCCGCGATCATGGGGTCGATCAAAGCCGGCGGCTTCAACGTCGCCGACTCTACTCGTCACGCATCGGCGCTCGCCCAGATCGCAAAGGCCGGCGGCGCATCGAGTTCCGAGGACGCGACGACGGCGGCGAAAAACTTCTTCAACGATCTCGCGACGCATCAGAAGAACCTGAAAGCGCTCGGCGTGACGACCACGTCGAAGGACGGCCGGACGCGTGTCGACGCGGTGACACAGTTCAAAGAACTCATGGGCAAGACCGGCGGCGATCTGAACAAGATCAACGCGCATGGCCAGATGTTCGGCATGCAGTCGCAGCCGCTTGTGGGCGCGCTCATGGCGGCATACAGCGGGAAGAATACCGACCTCGTCGGCAAAGACGGCAAGACGGTGCTCAGCGGAAACGCCGCCGTCGATGCGCTGGTAGCGAAGTTCGCAGGCTCGAAGATGAGCGACGCAGACGTGTCGAAAGACGCAAACCTGCGACGCAACACGACGGGCGGCCAGCTCTCAATGACCATGGAAAAGTTCAAGGCGCAGGTCGGCAACGACTTGCTTCCTGTCCTGGCCAAGATGACACCGCAATTCGCTCAGCTCGCAGGGGCGATCGGGTCGCTGGTGAAGTTCGTCGCCGAGTCTCCCGGAAAGGCTCTAGCTGGCTTCCTGGCGCTGAATACGGCGGTCGGAGCACTGCAAGGTGTCATCGGAAAAGTTGGCGGCAACCTCATGGATAAATTGTTCTCGTCCAAGACGGCGACCATGAGCGTGCAGGCTGGCGTGGTTCATGTCGGCGGCAAGGGAATCACGCCGGGCAGTACGCCGGGCGCGCCGCCTCCAGGCAGCAATGTGGCCAAATACGCGGCAGCGCTCGGTGGTGTTCTCGTCGGTGCAGAGGCGGGCCGTGAGTTCATCAACTCCGATACTGGGAGCATCAAAGCGTCGAGCACCAATACATCCGACCTGCTCGCCCGCGCCATCAATGCGCGCGGCGAAGTGAAGAGCGGCGACCCAGCAGAAATGGCCAAGGCCGCGCAGACCCGCAAGGAACTGCAAGCGCGAATCATCAATGCCGAGGCACAGGTTGCAGCGGGCGGTGGCCAGGTGGGGCTCGGTCGCAAACTGTTCGAGGGTGCGCTGAACACCGTTTCCGCTGGCAATGCCGGCCGGTCGACGGAGCAGATCAACCAGACGAACGCAGACATTCAGAACCTTGGCGCGATGAAAGATGAACTCGCCAGGCTCAACGGCGCAATGACTCGCGAGCTTTCCGTGCGCGTCGTCAACGCCAATGAAATGCGCGCCCCTGGTCGTGACCCTGCGTCGCAGTCGATCGTTGATGGAGGTGGCGGGTTATGGCCGGGTCATCACAAGACGTTCTCCAGCTGTACACCGACGGAGAGTTTCAGGGCGTTCCGTTCCCGATCGCTTCGATGTCGGTGCAGCTCACCCAAGATCTCGCCGAGCACAAATACCCATATCGTGACGTTGCCCTGATTGAGGGCATGGGTCGCGCCTCGAACGTCTACAAATTCTCGATCCCTTTCCGCAATGGGATTGCAAATCACGCTTATCTGTATCCGCAGGGGTGGCGCGATTTTCTGACCGCGTGCGCCGACAAGGCCGGCGGAAAGCTGCTGCACCCTGAATTTGGCGTCGTCAACGTCAAGTGCCGGTCGGTCCAGACAAGCTACGACTCGATGAAAAGGGACGGCGTCGACGTCGAGGTAGAGTTCGTCGAGACGCTAGTCCAGGCCGACGAAGACGCGCTTCTGTTTGGCGGAGATTCTCCCGCAGCAGCCGCGCTAGGCGCGGCCTACGACTTCGATTCGGCAATCGCCGACGGCGGATATAAGCTGGAATATCCGGAAGGCACGAAGCCCGATCTGCTGTCTGCGATGAAGCAACTGAACGGTCTGCTTGCGCAAATCAGCCTTGGGATCGGCAACATCGGCGCAGCGTTCGACGGGATTCTCGGCGGTATCGACGAGATGATCCAGACGCTCGAAGGCGAGAACAATCCTGCGCTCGCGGCGGCCATCGCAGCAGCCACGGCGGCCTATGCGGCAACGCTGCAACTCGCGCAGACTGTCACCGGCGGAAGCCGCGACGTCTCGCAAGCGATCATCGTGCGCGACGCGAACATTTCCGCAGCGGCCGGTGCACTCGGTCAATCGCTTCCTGATTTCTTGAAACTGAATCCCGCGCTGGGCACGGAAACAAGTCTACGCGCCGGGACGACCGTACTGATTTACACGTGACGGACTTCCCTAAAATCCGTGTCGTCAATGCGGACACGGGGCGTGAGTTCGTCGCGTGGGAATTGTGCGAGATCCACTCTGCGTTTCTTACGCCGTGCTCGTCGTTCAAGCTCGAGGCGGCCAGCCAAGACACGGCCGTCGAGCTCGCGCGCCAACTCGCAGCCGACGCGAAGGTGCAGATCTATGTGGCCGACGAGTTGACGCTCACTGGCTACGTCGACCGGTGCACGCTCACAGCGAACCGAAACGGATACAAGGTCTCGATCTCTGGTCGTGACGTGCTCGGTCCAGTGGTCGACGGGAACGTTGACCCGCGTATGCAGGTGCCCAAAGAGGCGACGCTATTGGATTTGGCGAAACTGGTACTAACCGACCAGTTCAAGCTCGATGTGGGCTTTCGTGAGGCAGCGCTCGACCCAGCGACACAGAGTCGCGTCGGCTCGCCTGCATCCTGGAACAAGGCGAAGCACAGGCGAGCAACGCCTATCAAGGACGCGAAGCCCAAGGACAACGAGGGCGCGTTCTCGTACCTGAGCCGCATCTTTCAGCACCACGGATATTGGCTGTGGTCTTCGTACGACGGCGAATATGTGGTGATCGCCGGTCCAGAGTACGACCAGAAACCAAGCTACAACCTCACGCTCGTACCTGGCTCGAACAAAACCAACATCGAGACCGCGACGAGTGAGACGAATGTCCAAGACGTGCCGTCGCATGTGGCCGTGCGCGGCAACGATTCATCGCGCGGTCAGAAGAGTTCGATCAAAGGGCTCGCCGCTTTCCCCTACGCGCGCCGTTTCAAGCCGGTTTATCTGACCGACTCGAACGCCACGACGACCGAGAAGGCCGAGCGCATCGCGCAACTGTTTCTCGCAAAGAAACAGAAAGACTTCTTTCACTACGACTGCACTGTGACGGGCCACATCGGCACGGGCCCAAGCGGCGAAGGTCGCTGGGAAGTCAACACGATCGCGAACATTCACGACACTGTGACGGGCGTCGATGGGCCTATGTGGATCGAGGCCGTGACGTTCAAACAGTCGCGCTCAGGATCGACGACTGACCTGAAACTGATCCCGGTCGGGACGCTGCTGTTCGACATCCCCGACGGGTCGAATGCTCCGCCGTTTCAGCCGTACAAAAACCTCGTGGTCACCGAAGCCAGCGCGCCGGTTCTCTCGCAAAACTTCGTCGCGGGCGACGTGAAGTTCAATCAGAAATGACCGCATTTCGCACATACGATATCTTCTCTTCTGCCTGGGGCTCCGACTCCACAGAAGGCGCCGTCCAGATTGCCACCGCAGCGCTTCGACGCGCGGGCGAGGAAGAGGGCAGCGATGGCGAGGACGCGGAGATCTGGAGCCACTACGGCGTTTCGTACAGGCCGCCAGATCCAAGCGACGATAAGAGCACGCAAGCGCTCACGCTCGAGGTCGCTGGCCGCCCTGTTATCTTCGCCACGAGAGACGTTCGCGGCGCGGATATTCACGGCGACCTGAACGCGGGCGATGTGGCGCTGTGGTCGATCGGCAAAGTCTGTCTGCGGCTGAATGCCGACGGCTCGATCTCTCTGTTCAAGCAGGGCGCCACGGTCGACAGTGCTGTAGCGATCGGCGACGACGGCGCGATCAC